TAGATAATGGGCATTCTTTATCAATTCCTCTAATTAATAATGAATAACCTTCAATGCCTTTTAAATATGAATTAATTCCTTTTTTAAAATCTTCATTCAGTTCATCTTGATTAATTCTATTTAATATCCATCCAGTTAATTGCGAATATGTAGGGCCATTGAGCTCGAATTTTTCTTTTTCATTTTTCAGTCTTTCTATTTCTGCATTTTTCTGAATTACTAATTCATTCAGTCTTTCTTCTTCTGGTAATTCATTAATATCTTCAGGATCTGATTCAGAGATTTGATTTAAATCCAGAAGTTTAGATTTTAGGTGGTTATTCTTTGTGTATAAAGCTGTACAAAGTATCACACCAATAAAAGCGGCAATTGCCATAAAAGAGATTAGCCGGCCATTCTGCCACCAAGCTAAAGATTTTGTGTTTGGTATTAATTGCCAAACATGCCCGCAAGCTCCACACTTTGCTTTCTTCCCCATGGCATCATCACTTAGTCTTACTGGATTATTACAGTTTGGACATTGCGTATCCATCTTTTGCCCCTTTTCCTTCAAATGACGTGACTGATAATCTTAAAATCTTAATCAAATAAAGCTTACAGTCAATAATTCAGTTTATAAATCTGCCCAATAACTTGATAACTTTAGCTGTTTACTTGATAATCAGGCAGATAATTAGCCAATCTCCTAAGGGGAAAACGATGAGAAAATTAAGTTACCTGGGGCTTTTTCTAACTTTTCTAATCATTCCGTCCGTCATTTGGGCCATAGATGCTGAAAATAAGGCTATCCCAAAATTTGAAAAGTTAGATTTATCCGATTCAACAGCTTATTCGATTACAAGAGTTGTTGACGGCGACACTATCATCGCCAACATTGACGGAAAAGACACAACCATCAGGCTTATAGGGGTTGATACGCCTGAAACCGTCCATCCAAGCAAGTCTGTTCAATATTACGGCAAAGAAGCATCTAACTTCACAAAGAATTTGCTACAAGGTGAAAAGGTCTATCTTGTCACTGACCCCCAGCAAGGCAAGACTGACCGATATGGCCGAACACTTGCTTATGTCTATCGAGCACCTGGTGGTCTATTTGTAAATGCCGAGATTATTCGGCAAGGCTATGGGCATGCGTATGGGCGGTATCCATTTAAGTATCTTGAAGAATTCAGGCGGTTGGAAAAGTTTTCAAGAGATGCTGAAAAGGGATTATGGGAAGTCCGGCAGATTACCAAATTTTCTTCAAAATCTCCCTTAATGCCAACAGTTGTTAAACCCAAATCAGACACAGACAATGTTACCGTCTATATAACACGAACAGGCAAGAAATATCACAGGGGGAGTTGCAGTTATCTTCGGAGAAGCAAAATTCCTAAAAATCTTAGTGACGCCAGAGCGGCTGGCTATGGGCCATGTAGTCGATGTGGCCCTCCTAGATAATTAAAAGGGGAAGCACATGGCAAAGATAAAATATCAGAAATTAATCTTGGTGATGTTGATTGGGATGGGTCTTTCTAGTATCGCTTTTTCTCGACAACCCCGCAAAAGGCAAAAACCATGGTGGGAATCAATCCCATCAAGCCAAGTCAAGAAAATGGGGCTACATAAGCTTTCAACGAGAGAAAAAAATGAACTCTTGAATTTTTTTATGAGTGTCCTAAATGGCTCGGGGGATGTTGCGGCAAGAAAGTACCTTGAGCGTAAAGGCTGGGAAAAGATGACAGTAGCAAAAAAAGCCTCTTCGGGAAAATTGATTCTCATCGACGATATTGGAAGGCAGTATCTTGCGGAATCATACGTTGGTTTTTATGGAATCTTTAAAGGCGATTGTGTGTGGCTAGAAAGTACCTTTGGTTATACTGACATGATTACCCCAGACGGCGACACGGAAAACGCAAAAATTGAGACGTTGAATTGAAAACTATACAAGGTTTTCTTTACTATAAACTGACCATTCTTAAATTTTCATCCAGTCACAAAGAGGGCTGGAATTGTTAAGAAATCGCAAAAGATGCTTGAAGATATAACGCTACTTTTGGTCGATTCTAAAAGCCTCTATGGTTTATACCTATCTTGGAGGTTTTACTTTTGTGATTCAACAAACAATAACCGCAATCATAATTTGAATTATTGCCATCTAACCTCGGGACTTGTGATTCTCCAGTCATCTGGACGGATTGGTTCTATCAAACCGGGCCCGTGAACAACTTCATCTTGTATTACAATTATCTGGTCAGTCCAATCTGCTTTTCGATAGGCTAGCTTGATTTGAAATGGCAAATTTGGAAGTGCTGCTTCTGTAGCATTTTCTTCAGACTCATTTTTCTTTAACCAGCGTTCAGCTTCAATAAAAACCTTTGCCTTAAATTTGCCTGGGGGTAAAGAACGCGGCAACTCTTCAATATTATCTTCAAATTTAAAATAACCTCGCTCAGGTTTCCTAATGTTTGGCTGAGAATAATAGAATTCATTTCCTGCTTTTATCTGATAGTCCAATCTCGCATTTGAATGAGACACGTTTAATTCGAGTTCAATTTCGATTTGCAGCAGCTTGCTTCCAAGCTTATTAAAAGAACCAAATTTTTTAGAAATGACCATATAGCTACATATTCCGTCTCTATTGTTTGTTTCCATAATCTGCCCCTTTCTTCCCTAAAAATGAAACAACACCTTTTTATTTTACCCTTAAAACAAAATTTTCAAAATTTAGGGGCATTGGCAAGCGCCCCAATTTGTATAATAGTGTATCTAGTTAAGGGCCAGTAAGTCAGTGAAACCCAAGAAAACCCTGCCCGGCTAGATTAAGGTATGCCAAGGCGTGGTAAGGTATGGTACGGTTTGGTATGGTTTGGTATGGAAAGCACGGCATGAAGCTTTAATAGATTCATGCCGTGCCTAATTACTGGTTTCTTTATGTTTCTATTAAAATGTTGGAAATTTCTTCTGCCAGCATCTCCGCAATCTCCGCTACGGAACCTTCAAAGACTTCGCCATCGGCAGATTTACGAAACATAAACCGGCGATTATTAGCCCCTTCATCAACCAGCGATACTTCTTCTACATCAATGTCGAAAATTTTCTTTTTTCGTTTAGCCATTAGCCACCTTCGCATTCCCAGCCATTGAAAATGAGTTTATTTTGCCTTTTTTAATCTTGGCCCAAAGGTCATCGTCCAAAACTTTGACTGTCATGTACCAAGCCCCGGCTGGAATGTAATCCCTGCCCTTGTAGGTATCCCGTTCAGCTTGAAAGGATTCAACAACCACTGCATCGGCACTTCCCGCATGTTGTTCGCCGAGATTGAAACCATTCTTGGCAAAACTTTCCATGGCTTTGAAAATTTCTTCCCTATCCGTCCAGTCTCCATCGGCATCGACAGTATTTGGTTCGTAGACGATTCCGCCGACCAATCTCTTATCTTGCGATTTTATAAAATCCATAGAACATCATCTCTAAGTCGGGCAACAACCGGCCAGCCATGTTTAGCTAGCGCTGGCCGGAGTTCCCATTATTTGAAGAATTTATTTTAATAAGCTGAACGTGCGCCAGCCCAAGGAGCTTCCTGCAAGTCATGGCCTATAAATACTGCGCTGACCTTGCTTCCTACGCCGCTCGAATCATACTGAACATTCACATAGCGGCTCACATTTTTGCAATTAACAACGTACATGCCGTCTTCTGTGATAGAACTAATCGTATTGCTGGAAACGGTGAGGTCAGAAACTGAAGCGCCAAGTAAGCCTTGTGCGTACAAGTTTGAAGTATCGCTTGTCAGCACAATTTGAGCCGTGCCATCACTTGAAACGGCTGCTAAAGCTGTGCCAGACGTTGCAAAATCTGAAATCAAACTCGTCCAGACTTCGACATTGCGAACATCACTGCCAGCGGCATTGTCAACAACCAGAACAAGGGTTCCGTTCTGAGCGCTGCCAGCATCTATTTCACCAACCAGCAAGTCAGAACCAGCTGCGCCGGTTGCTGAATTGTTTTTCAAAAGTGCGAATCTACTTTCGGGAATAATACCTTTCACTTTAAATCAACCTCCTTTAGCTTGTGCTAATTCCCTTAATGACAACGAACGATTCGGGATGTCTGAGCAAAATGCCGACGTGCTTAATCACCCTCAAATGAACTTGGTCACGATAAAACGCATCGTAACTGTGCATCGATGTTTCGATTCTCAGGCCACGATTTTCGCCGATAATGAAATCCCTCCAATTGCCACAGACTATATAGGTTTCGTCTGCATCTGGCATGTTGGTAACAGCCATTTCATTTGTAATACCCAACGGCCTGCCGTAAAGCGTCCTTAAATCAATGGTCGAATACCTATTATCATTCTGGCTTCCAAGGATGTAATTGCCTTCAGCATCCTTCAGCTTTTCAAGCTGGTACTCGATAACAGGTGGTGCAATAAATCCGGTAAGCTTTGAGCTTGAAGTACGAAGTTGATAATTGGCTTCAAGAATATCATCAAAACCAATCCCTGAACCATTTAAGTCTGTGCTTTGAACTCTTGGGTTGTAGTAGATACCCAAAGGCTCAGTGCCTCCTGTGCCCTCCAAGAATACCCTGTCTTCCTCCAGTGCGATTTGGGCTGCCAGTTCTGCACGAATTACATCTTCCGCAGCATCGGCATTGTCCAAAAGTTCTCGACTCATCTTGTAGATGCAGGTCGCTTTGCTGACCTCTAAAACCTTTTTGCCGAAATCCATAGAGGTGTCTTCTGAAATGGTTGCATTTTCGCTACCCCAGGTGATTTGGGGGCCGTTTTCTACAGCAGCATATGAAAGTTTGGGGCCTTTCATGTTCACGGTGCGAATACCGGGCATTTTACGAATTACTGATTCGTCTTTTAAAAGCTCAATAACACCGCCGGCCAGTTGTTCAGGCACAAGAAACCCACCCTGTGCGCCACCATCTTGGCCAAAAGTTTTATAAATTCGCTTTTCGTTATCTGCTCCTTGCCAATCATTGAAAATTGCACCTTTTAGATATTTGGCGATGCTAACATTCGATTCTCCAACCTCGATATCGCCGAAACTTTTCCTTACCCCTCTTTCAGATTTGACTGAATTTTGAAGCCCCTTGGCAAACGCCTCGATAAATTCAGCCTTCTCTTTTTTCGTCATTTTCAAACTACATCAAAACTCCTTAAAATTATTGAAATATGGACATACCAATATTGGTTGAAATAAAACTACTGTTCACCGGCAGCTTTTACGCTCCGTTATTAGAAATGGGCTCCTGTTACTTCTAGGCAGCCTTGAGAAATGCTTCCATCAGATGATTGGCAAGCGTGAGAGTTCCGCGAATGGGCAACCCTCTACATATATATTATACTAAAGGCAGGAAAACTAGCCCGCTCTTTTAAATTGAATGCCATTATCGCCCGGATATGGCTTTCTGTGGTCATGCTCCCCTGCAACAATTTCCAAGGGAATACCCTTCGGGAAGGCCTTGCAGATATTGCCCTCTATGAGGTGTTTACAATAATGACATTGCGGGAACCCGCCCATGACTTCTTCGATGAATTTTAGCTCTAATTCATTCCACGCTTTTATTTGTTCACTTGTTTGGCCATTTTCAGGAAAATCCTTTTGGGCTTCGTCTAGTGCTCTTGTTCTTTTCGACATAAGACTCTCCACGAACTGGTTTTAAGCCATTTTTTCATTTCCAATACACCTTCAGGCATTTCCTTCATAATAATTGATTACAAGTAATCCTCATTAATCCTAGCCATGTTGCAAAATGCTTCTTTGACAAGTTATTCATCATATAATCCTGATACACCATCCTTCATATCTTCAAAGGGAACATCGGCGTACATATTGGCCGTTGTAGCAGGCGAAGCATGGCCCAATTGCTTTTGAACTTGCCTAAGGTTTTTGGTTTTTCGTAATAGATGAACTGCCATAGTATGTCGAGCACAATGAATTGATAGGTCTTTTGGCAATCCTGCTCGTTTGATTTCAGCTTTCCATATTTGCTGAAGCCCCTGGGCGGTTAAAGGCCCGCGTTTCCCTATGAATAACGAACCTTTTTTATCAATAGATTCCCCTACGGTATCTTTCCATGCAATGAATTCTTTCAAATGCTCCAGAAGCTCAGGAGATATGGCAAGGGTTTCAGCTAATGGTTTTTTACGCTTTAATCTTCTTACCTTCAAAGCTCCTCGTTTCAAATCGACATCGCCAATCCTAAGATTTGCCATTTCTGAAACACGCAAACCAGTAGACAAAGCCAAATCCACAACCATCCAGCTCAATACGCCGGTTTTACGCCCCTGAGCTATATCTTTTAATGCTCTATGTTCGCTGAACGTTCTTAACTGTCTGGCCTCCTCGATGCTCATGTATCGCTGCCTATCCATTTCTACACCCTCTATTCAATAGTTTATAGCAATCTTTCAATATATTATAAGCTATTTCTGGGGGTATAAAAGCGTGATTTTCAATATATTTATCTAATTTTATATTGAATATCAATCCTCGAAATCCGTATGCCTAGTCCAGCCGGGGTCGGGGCCATCGCCGATACATTTAAAAGCTGAGCCTAAACGCTCAGACGGCAATTGCTTCGGCTGGATATCTGAAACAATAGGTAAATCCTCTGTTTCTTGGATAGGCGTATGAATATCTGATTGCTCATTAGATTTGCTTTGCTCAATAGGCTCTTGGCTCTGCTTGTTATCTTCGCATGGCAAAGTAAAGCCGGGCTTGGTTACTATGGTAATGTTTCCCTCACCATCCAAGCCCTCAAACTTTTTTAAGTTCATTAGCAGTTGAGCCGCGCTGACGGGGGATTTTTTCAGCAAGTCCAAACAAAATTTTTCGACCCCATGCCTCTTTAGGGCTCGATGAAAAGCAGAAAGAAGGCCTAAATCTTCGTCATCCCCCTCCCCTGAATCCACACATGTGTTCTCAGTGTTCTTTTTATGTCCTCTACCCGGCCCGCCTGGGAAGCCCTTGAGGAAGTGGCCTTTGGAGTCTTTATATTGGGAATAATCAATGTTATCAATATTATCCGGAGGTTCAGGATTTACTTTAGTGTCTGAAATGAGTGGAAGATTATTATCAGTTTCCACATGCCCATCTAAATTTGATAAGTCAGATTGGTTTTGTACCTCTATTATATCAACATCATTTGAGCTATTTTTTTCACTATTAAGATATTCTATTTTTCTTTTGAGCCTTTGTTTCAAATTTCCATCAATCACATGACATCAACTCCAAATATTTGAACAAATATTTACCGAATATTTACTTTACATCTTTGGGTTACTAGTTATTAGTTTTGACCAGTTTTTCCATATAACATTACATGAGGCATCTCTAAGAGCGTTAATGTGAAAACTACCCTTTAACTGGTAACCGTTAACCTTTCCTTTTCGCCTCACGCATCTTTTGAATTCTTGCTACGTCGTCATTCGCAAAATCAATGCCCAAATAAACCAATTTCGTTGTGCCATCGATTTTTACCCGGTCTCTATTAAAACCTAATTGACTAATTGCCCGCCCAAAGCTTGTG